CGACCACGCCAACGAGGTTGGTCACACCGCCCAGACGTTCCTGGGTAACACGGAAAGTCAGGTCTGCAGTGTCGGCTGCCGGCAGGGTGTTCAGGGCTACGGCTTTAACCGCAGTGCTGCGAGCTGTCAGGTTGTAGAAGTCGGGATATGGGTTGCCACTGGTAGACAGAACCGAACGGATGCTGATCGGGCCGCCTTTATGGTTGGTCGTTACGCGGTACGCATAGACGCCGTTAGCCGGATCAACAGGGATCAACTCAGGGTCAACGTTATGGATGCATGCACCGGTGATGCTGATCTGCACGGCAGTCGCATCGGTCACGGGACGTTGAGAGGTAGCGCCCAGCTTCAGGGTAATTTCTACCAGCTGAGTCTTGTTTGCTTCCAGCACGTCAGTCGTGTGGGTGATGTACAGTGCTTCTTTGCTCAGCAGCTTGATCGGCACAGCAATCTCACCGATGTAATTTGAAGCAAAGCGGTAAGTCGTGTCGATGGTTGACACCGCACCGACTTCATCCGTTGCTTTCACGTTCAGGGTGTAGATCGCCTGGGCTGAATCAATCAGCTTGAACGTACCGACTTTTTCGATCAGATCGGTATTCACGCCCGCGACAGACTGCGGATTAGGGGTAGCCTGAAGCGGAGTTCCCAGTGGGGCCGGAACGCCTTCCATCAGAAGCTGCCATTTCAGATCTTTGGTCTGTTCTGCGTGCAGTTCGAGATCTACCGGAACGAGTTCCAGCTTAGGTTCACGCACAGTAATGCGGACCGGAGCTTCATAGACAGAGTTACGCAGCGATACACCGGTAACTTCGATGTTCAGGACATCGTCGCTCGGCGCCATGGCGGTATAGAAAGTCAGTTCGTAAATGCCGTTAGTGGCATCCACTGGAACCAGACTGAGTGAACTAAAGGCACTGGTCAGTTGGGCATCGACCACAGGCTTACCACCGAAGGTAAAGGCCATACGGATGCGTTGCTCCTTGCCAGGTTCCAGCACTTCGTAGGTTTGCAGAGACGCAAAAACGTCACGGCTGAGTACGAATACGCCAGTCGCGTCCAGGTCAAAGTGAATCGGAGAATCGTCCCCTTCTTCGTCGAGTTGCACACGGAAGAAGTCGCCTTTACGCATGACTGCGTTTGCTGCTTCCAGTGTGATGTCCTTAACGATTTTCCAGGTGTCTCGAGATACCTTTTGCACACCGTCAGAGCCGATCAGGTTGATCAAGGCTTTTTCACGTGTACGATGAGTACCAAAGACTTGGTCAATAGGAATGTCGATGACTTCCTCGACCGCAAAGACGCTATCTCCGAGGGATTGGGTGGTAAGAAAGCTTAATTTAGTAATCTGCATGATGACCTCGGGTTGAAAAGTTCTCTGATAGTTTAACAGAATCCCTCTGGATATCCAGAGGGAGCTGTCTTAACCACCCTTGCGAACAATGATTGTTTGCTGAGGCAAAACGTAATCCACACCGTCGACAGTAATGGTGATATCGAAGTACATCGGACCTTCGGTGGAGTTCGTGTAGACCGACCACTGCCAGGTACCCTGATCGTCGACCTTGACGAGCTTCTTGGTGTAGGTGTTGTACGAACGAGACCCACTGGCCACCAGAGATTTGGTCGTCAGGTTGGTCACCGGCTTGCCTTCCAGCACGATCTTCATCCGCACGAGTTGTGTCAGGTTGATGTCCAGCACGCTACCTTGCAGTTCTGTAGCGGTTTCCTTAGTGGTCACCGAAATCGGGAAGACAACCGGATAAGTCCAACCTCCCAGATCGAACGTCGCCTTCACGTTCATCGTTGCTGCCACCGCCGCCGCGGTAACAAAAAGTTGCCACTCACCTTTCGACTTGTCGATCTCGACCAGATCCTTAACGATACCACCGCCATCTGCCGTTGCCGATACGAGTTTCAGGTCAGGTTTAGTCCCTGCGACGTCAACCGTAAAGGCGATACCGAGAGTCTGACCTCCGAGCATGCTCTTCGTGGATTGTACGAAGGTCACTGCCGGAGATTTCACGTTCAAAAGCAGCGGGTAGGCGTAGTTCGTGTCGCCGGCTTTGAAAACAACCGTCAAGCTGAGCACGCCGGGCTTCAAAGGTGCCGTCACTTGCAGCGAATACTTCCCGGCGGCCTCATCGACCGGCGTTAAGTCTGCCCCAGTGACTTTCACCGGCTTGGTTCCATCCATGAAGGTCAATCCGACGACGGTGATCTGGCCAGGCTCGATCAACGCGGTATCGGACGTCATGCTAACCGACGCGATATGCATCACGTAATCGCCCACAGCGTCCTCAGAGAAGGTAACCAGGCCTAGGGTACCGCTTTCTTGAGGAAGCCCGTAGAAGCGGTCTCCTTTACGCAGCGTAACGCTACCGACGTTAAGGATCAGATCACGGGTAATTTTGTAGTAACCCCGAGAGATTTCCTCGAAGAGCTCTTCTTTAAAGAGGTTCAAAGGGGCCAGTTCTCGAGTGTAATAAGGGCCGAAGAATTGTTCCGCCGGTGCGGTAAAGCCATACCCCGGGGAATACACGTCGTCGCCCAGCTTAATTGGTTCTAGGAATGAGACTTTGAATAGTTGTGACATAGGTAACCTCGCGAAGTAAGTCCTGAGGTTAGTTTAAAAGAAAAGGGCCCGGAGGCCCTTATTGTTACGCAGCTGCGGTAACGGTGACGGTACGAGTACCTTTCTTCGCACCATTGGTGGAAGTGAAGCTGATTGCAGAAGTACCTGCAGCCACACCGGTAACGAGACCGTTCTGGTCAACCGTTGCGACGCTGGTATCGGCAGATGCCCAAGTACCAGACTTGTCAGTAGCGCCAGCCGGAGCAACCGTTGCGGTCATCTGGATAGTACTACCTACTTCAACGCTCGGAGAGGTTGGGCCAACAGTTACGCCAGTTACTGCAACAACGGCAGCAGTGATCGTAACGTCAGCTACAGCAACTTTAGCACCGTCGGTTGAAGTGAAGGAGATCTTCGCTGTACCAACTTTAACGCCAGTTACCAGGCCGTTTGCGTCAACGGTTGCAACGGTAGCGTCAGAAGACGACCATGCACCAGTCTGATCGTCGGCGTCAGCCGGAGCCACCGTAGCGGTCAGTTGCTGGGTTTTACCGACTTCGATAGAGAAGCTGGTCGGAGCCACAGTCACACCAGAAACGTGCTTGATGCCGTCATCCAGAGCAAACAGACCTTTAGCCACACCGGCAGCTACCCACGCAGGATAGTCAACAACGTCTTCGTAGTCGAACACCTTGTTGGCCACGAACTGGTCGTTCTTACCGAAGATGATACCACGGGAGTTAACTTCAACGTCGCCAACCACTTTGTAGGTATTCTCGGACACTTCCTGAATGGTACCAGCGTCCAGCAGTTTCTGAATGCCAGAACTCACCTTCAGAACTTCACGGTGAATCAGGGTCTTGTTTACCGGAACTTCATCGCCGGCTTCGTATTGCTTACCGATGATGCTCACCGGCTTAATGATTTTGAGCTGTAACATGCTGTTTCCTCTAATAAAAAACCCCCTTTCGGGGGTTTATTGAAAGGTCCTTGAGAACCGGGTTGGCGATTAAGCCAGATCGACTTTACCGATCACGAAGCCTTTGGTGTTACCGATACCGATACCAATTGATTCGTAGGTCTGGAATTCGATCATGTCAGCTTTCGCTTCCAGGAACACAGTTGGTTCCTGCAGGCTGTAGAACTGACCCAGGTATTCTTCAGGAGCGAAGATCGCAACCAGGTCGCCCAGGTTCTGACCTTCTTCAGATGACAGGATGTCACCCTTGATGGTCGTTACGATTTCGAAGCCGTAGAAACCGTCCATTGAACCAGTTTCGAAGTGCTTAGATGCAACCGCATCACCCAGCTGGGTAGCTGGCTCACGCAGCATCTGCAGATACAGGCTGTGTGACAGCAGGATCTTACCAGGTTTCTGGTGGTCTTTAACCAGAGTCTGGATCAGGTTCATAACGCGGTCGGTGATACGATCACCAGTGGTAGTTACGAACTCAGCACCACGAGTTTCTTTCTGGATTGCACGCAGACCAGCGAAGAAGTTCACGTCTTCCTGCTTCTGCAGGTCCTTCACGGAGTTTTCCTGAAGAATGTTACGGATGTCCGTACGGTAAGTTGCCAGCTCGAACTTCGACTTAACGAAACGCTCAGACTGGATCTTATAGAACGGAACTTCGTAACGGCTGCCCTTGAAGTAACGAACAGTCGGCTGACCAGACAGGCTCATGAAAGCAGCTACTGAGTCAGGCTCTTTTTCGATGATCACACGTGGTTGATCATCCAGGCCGCGGTCCAGGTCCGACGCAGTAATCATCTGCGGGGTCAGGATCTTACGGGTGAAGCCAGTTTCACGCAGCTTCTGACGAACGAATGCAGACATAGCAGCACCCG